GAAGATTGCCCAAAGAGCAAAGGTTAAATTATCTATTGACGATTATAACAAACGTTCAAAAGAAAAGACCAAAGCAGGTAATGAAATGTCACGTATGGCACATATGGAACTTGCAATTAGAGATGGTATTGCGGTTAGTTTGGGTGATGTAATATTCTATGTTAATAATGGTGTTAAAGCATCACACGGGGATGTCCAAAAAGTTAACCAACCTAAGAAGGGATGGTCGCAATCTGATTTGGATAATATGATGGAAGGGTATGGTAAAATACCTAATGAAATGGTTGAATCGTATGTAAAACTTAATTGTTATAGATTAAATCCTGCTGAATTAGAATCAAATCCTGATATGACAGGTGAATATAACGTAGCAAGAGCCGTAGTAACATTTAATAAACGCATTGAACCATTGTTAATTGTGTTTGGTGAAGAAGTAAGAAATAACCTTATTGTTACTGACCCTAAAGATAGAGGATTGTTTACTAAAGACCAATGTAAATTAATCAATGGTATCCCGTTTGAACCTGCAGACCAAGATAGTATTGAAGATTTGTTAACAATAACTGACCAAGAAAAGATATATTGGGAAAAACGAGGAATTAACCCTGAGTATATTTACGAATTAGCTGAGGAAGGGTGGGAAGAGATGGTCTAAGACTGTTTCAACCCATCTGACGACAAGATATACCAATTACCTACAGCAAATACTAGCTCAACGCTTGCCCCATTCTCAAGTTCCATTTCGTCAAATTGTTCATCAATTTTACCAAAATCAGGTAATAAAAGTACTCGTGTGAGTGCTTTTATTGTTATAAAAATTAATATTTTTAACAATAATTACACTTTCACCTGAACAATCATAATATGGTTCAGATACTAATGATACTTCAGAACTTGTGATAATTTGACCATTAATTATTCGGTCAATCGGTCTTGTTTTAATAATTGGCATAAATTAAATTACATAAATCTGACGAGGTGCTGCTCTGAATTTAAGAGACTTATTAAGATTTTCAGCAATTTGTGCTTCTCTTTCCATTACCTTCTCAGGTTTTAATCTTGTAAGTCTACCATCAGCCCCAATCAACTCATCAATTAGTTTAGTTTTTTCATCTTTTGCTTCAGTTGCTAAAGATGTATAATCTAAAGTTAATTCAGAATCTGGAGTTTTCAAGTTTCCACTGTATTTTCCTCGTACTCTTGCTAAAGTTTCTTTACAATATGCGACAAACCATCTTCTAACCCATTGTTTTGAAGGGTTATTTAAATCATCCCATGTAAGTTCTTCATAAGGAACATCATTAGGCGTTCTAATAATGTCAGGGTTTGCCTTTAAACAAGAATTTTTATCTTCAGGACCTACATCATAGTACCAATACCAAACTCTACCACCGGCAAACGTTGAACTACCAAAGTCAAATTTACCTCCAGGCGTATTCATTAAATGAACTGCTTTTTTACCATCGGGTAACGCTGTAACACGATATGTAAGTTCAGAAGCAATTATTCTCCTTTGGATGTTAATTTGTTGCATTCTTAACATCATATCAAATGCCGGCATTAAGAAATAAGACCCACTATAACCCAATTGTGCATATCCTCCAGGTCCTCCTATACCAGGTCCTCCCATACTACCAAAAGACCAAGGGTCAAATAAAAGATTTGTAAGTGTTGACGGAGTAAACCAAAGTAACTCATTGAGTTCTCTTCCCGCAGGTATTTCATAAATTTGTTGACCTTTAACTAATTCAATATAATCTTTCTTTAATACCCAATCACCTCCAGTTTGTAAACCAACAATTTTAGAATATGCGTAAGTATATCTTGTTTCGTAATCTAAGGTCCTGGTAACAAATGCTCTAGATAAAGATTGTTCATCTAAATTTAAATTATATAATGACGACCATTGAGATTCAGTTAGCCAATCTTGGATGTATTGGGAATAGTCATCAATAGAAAACTCTAAAAGAGAGTCCATTTGTTCATCTTCCAATTCAATACCTCTTAAAGGTGCACCAAGTAAATGTTTTACTTTTGTGAATAACTTATTTCTTTCAGGTTGTGATATTTTAGACATTGTTTTTTATTTTATAAATATCAATATCTAATTGAATTATTTATATTTTGAACAATCTTCTAAATCAAGAGATTCATTGGTTGAAAAACTATGTATTAGGGAACCTGATGGAAATACGTATGTCCCACTTGACACATCTAGTCCTGTATTTTTAAAAATTAAAACAACCTTATCAACAACGTTTACAAATACAAATAACGGAACTTTATATAGTTGAACTGATGAACTTCCTAAAATTTTTATTTTGCCTTCCTCTTCAATAATTCTTGTAAATGGTTTTACTTGAGCTTCTTTCGTTCCATCTTCTAAATCAATTGTACAATCTGTTCCGAATGCATCTTTTTTAAGACCCAATCCTGAAGTTAATTTACAGACATTTTCACCAAGATTTCTATCAATAATTTGTTTAGCTGCGGTCTCATTTCGTTTTCCAATACAGTCTGAATAAGTTAATATTTTCCCAATTTTTTTATTTATTTCAGTGTTAGGATTGAATACTGTTTGTCTTAAAGAATCTAAAGCCGTGAAAAAGGTCTCCAAATTCAGTAGATTTTCCTCGTAGGTTCCCCCAAACTTAATATTCTCTTTACCAACCGAAGTTAGATATGTGTTAACATATTTGACTAATAAACAAAGTGCGGTATATGATGACGTTAAGTTATTCAGTAAAGACCTGACAGTTTCTCCTTTAGATTTACGATACACACCACTCATATGAGTTCTGGTCTCATTGTGCCAATTGTTCGGAAATTGTTTTTTAAGTAGATTACTAATGTTTGAAACAACAATTGATTTAAGAGTTTTTTTACCACCCTTAATTTCTTGTGGGGTTAACTTATGTTGGAAAATTGTTGATTTAATTACCCCTAATTCTGAAGAACTACATCCTTCAGTAACAGGAATATCTAATAATGAAGAGTCATCTTGTTCTAATAACATTTCACTAACAAGTGACTCATTTATCTTGGTCTCAACTTTCATTTTGTATAATTTCTCAACAAAATCCCAATTAATTACATTCCAAAAGTTTTTAACATATTCATCTCTTTTATTTTTGTATTTCAAATAATAGGCATGTTCCCATAAATCCAATCCTAAAATAGGATACCCACCTCCTTTGAAGTCGTTCATTAATGGATTGTCTTGATTTGGACTTGATACAATTTTTAATTTATTTTGACTTGTTACAACTAACCAAACCCATCCTGAACCAAATCTTTCTTTAGCTACCTCATTAAATTTTTTCTTAAACAATGAAAAGTCACCAAAATCTTTATCAATTCTTGCGGAAACTAATCTTTTTGGTTTTTGTGGTTTTGGGGATAACATTTTCCAAAACAATGCGTGATTGTAGGCACCACCTGCGTTGTTTCTAACATCTTTACTAAACTTAGTTATTGATTGGACAATTTGTTCTAAATCTAAATCACCAAATTTTTTCTTACTTAACGCCGCGTTTAATTTGTCAACATACCCCTTATAATGTTTGTTATAATGAACATTCATTGTTTCGGGGTCAATAAAGGACTTTAAAGATGAATAAGAATATGGTAATTTTTCAATTCCAATTTTCTTCATTTCGGTCATTAAGAAATTCTCACTTATATTTTGAGTCTCCTCTTTAATTTGAGATTCTATTAACTGAATCTTATTTTCAATAGATTTCATACAGGACTAATTTATACTATATAAATAATCCTTTTTTTTAATTTTTCAATGTATTAATTGAATTCATTATTTCATACGCCATATCGGTTTTGTCCATATTATCCCCCATGACTGTTTCAAAGATATTTTTCTTACGAATTAAAATGTCATAAATTATCCCTTCAATTGTATTTTCAAAAATTGGGTAATACACTGATACACAATTTTTTTGACCATATCTGTAAGCCCTATCTTCAGCCTGTGAATGGTCTGAAGGTAAAAATGACAAGTCATTCATAATTACAGCTTCTCCTGCAGTTAAAGTTAACCCGACACCTGCTGCTTTTATATTACCACAAAAAACCATAACTTTTTCATCTTCTTGGAAATCGTCAACTGCTTTTTGTCTTGCTGGTTTGGTTGTTGTACCATCTAAATAAACTGCTTTTTTACCAAAATGTTCGTAAATTTTTCTTAATGGTTCAGTGAAATTACTGAATATTATAACTTTTTTACCCTGTTCAATAATGTTTTCGACAATCTCAATTGTGTGAGGAACTTTCTCTTCAGCAATTACTTGTCTAACTTTAGTTAATTTGGTAAACTGAACAGATACTGAATTTGATTCATTTTGTTTATTATACCAATCATAATATTCTCCCATTAATTCTTCATAAAATCGGGAGTATAGTCTTAAATAAATTGGAGTAA